ACAGATATTCCTGCTAACAGAGAAGCAAGAAAAATTGCACAAAAAACTATCACTGAATTGCGCAATCAAGAAGATCCAAGAATTGAAACAGCCAGAGCAGAGATTGCTAGAATACGTGCAGTTGCAGAAGACGAAATTGCCAATGCTCAAGCAGTGATTGAAAAACTTAGAGCTCAAATACAAGTGGGCGAAAATGTTGATCTAGACACATTAATAGATGAACAAAATACTCGTATTAAAGCGGCAAACAACGAAATAGATCGTATTATTGAAGAAAAGTTTGCCCTACAAGCAGAAGCACGTAAACTAGAAGCAGAAGTAGGACCTGTCAAGTATTTGGCAGAGTTTGTATACGGTGATGCAGATAGAGACGTATTAGAAGATGCAGTACGTTGGGTAATACTTATTATTATATTTGTATTTGATCCACTAGCAGTTGCACTACTAATTGCAGCACAGTATATCTTTGAATGGAGACGTGAAGATAATCCACGTCCTACTCCAGCACCTAAAAAAAAGAAACCTGAGCCAAAGCCTGAACCTAAACCGGAGCCAGTAAAAAGCAAATGGGAAGAAGCAGAAATTGAAGAAACTACCGGTGAGCCTTTTGTACTAACTCCTGAGATGTCAGTAACTGAGCCGACACAAAGTTACAGCGACATGAAAGAGGAAAGTAGTAAAGAAGCACTACAACCAAAAGAAGTTGACAAAGACAATTATAACCCTTATACTGATAAGAGACCAAGCAAAGAATTATCAAAAGAAGAACTTAAACTTCGTCGTGAAATTTGGCCTGAAGGTTATACAGGTAAACTAGCCCCAACAAAACCTTTTAAAGAGGAATAAAAATAATATATGAGCGAAAATAGTGTATACATTATTACACCGCCCGATATGCAACTTTTGGAATCGGGTCCGAGCGTTACAGCATTAAGTACAGATCCGTTGTTTATACAATCAGTGGAAACTGTACATGAAAATTTATTTAAAACAGTTCCTATTAATTTATATCATCCTGACGGAGATATCAATGAAGGAAATCTTGCATGGATACTTAGTGTAATGAGATTAAGTGATAATGTATTTGTTGATATAGATAGTATAAACGAATTTGAATTACTAACTGCAATTTTAAGTGATGCAAATTTAGTAATGATAAATCAAAATAGTAAAAAACCAACAGTTATACAATTGTTAAATTCAATTAAAGATTTTACAATTTATAAATCACCTGAGGACTATATGGATATGGTAGTTGCTCAGTATGTATAAGGAGAATAAATGACATCGAACATACCAAGTGCAGGTAAAAATGCGCAAGTTTAACAAACCAGAACCAAAGCCATTGATAAATGGCGAAATTAAATTTAATACACTGCGAGTAATTGAAGAATCAAACCAATTAGGTGTATTAAGTAAAACAGATGCATTACGTATTGCAGAGAGTAAAGGATTAGATTTAGTAGTAATTACAGAATCAGCCGACCCTCCTGTTGCAAAAATTTTAAATGCGAATAAATACTTCTACGAGCAAAAGCGTCGAGAAAAAGATGCAGCAAAACGACAACGTGAAAGTCGTGTTGAAGTAAAAGAAATACAGTTTCGCCCAGGAATTGGTGATCACGATTTCGAAACCAAACTAAAAAATATTGATAAGTTTCTTGCTAAAGGAAACAAAGTCAAGTTAATGGTGCGTTTTCGTGGTAGAGAAAATGCTAACAAGCAAATAGGGTTTGAAATACTTAACAGAGTGTTTGATTCATTTAATGAAATTGAATGGGATAGTAAACCAAACTTAAACGGAAATAGATTAATTGGAATAATTAAAAGAGGAAAGAATGCCTAGAAGAAATGACAAAGATCAATCCAATCGTGGATTATGTGTAGAAGTTCGCAACAATGACGTTGCAAGAGCTATGCGCAAATTAAAAAAGATGTGTAATAACGAAGGTCTATTTAAAGACATGCGTGATAAAGAATTTTATGAAAAGCCTAGTTTAAAAAAGAAAAAAGAAAAAGCAGCGGCTCGTAAGCGTTGGTTAAAACAAGTAGAAAAAAATAAAGAAAAATACGGCTACTAGTCTTGACAATTGTTGTTGTCAACACTATATTAATTATACAAGAAAAAGTATTATCTATTGCTAGATGGTACTAACACGAAAAGAAAAACTTAAACAAAACATTTTTAACAATTTAATAAGACAGGGGTTGCTACCTAATAAGCACGTGGAGGGCCACGGTTAGCCCTCCGACATAAATAAACATTGGATGCCTATGAAGGGTCCATAACATTAATCTTGCTTTTATAAGGAGAAACAAAATGACAAGACTAACAACATTCGACTTGAATAAACTCACACCACACAGTGTTGGATTTGACAGAATATTTGATGATATGTTCAGATATGTAGAACACTCAAATAACACAGGATACCCCCCTTACAATATTATCCAACAGGAAGAGAACTTCCAAATTGAAATGGCAGTTGCCGGAGTAACTTTGGAAGATTTAGATATTGAAGTCGCAGACGGTGTACTAGCGATACGTTACACACCACAAGAAGTGGAACAACCTGAATGGACATATATTCATAAAGGTGTTGCACAGCGTAGATTTGAACGTAAATTTACACTTGCGGATGATGTAGTAGTAAACGGTGCTCGTATGGAAAATGGTATGCTTTATATTGAACTAGAGCGTATTATTCCAGAAGAGAAGAAACCTCGCAAAATTGAAATTGAATATGTAAAGTAATACACCCGGGGGGCTAGGCAACTAGCCCCTCTGATTTGGAATAGATATGAGCACACAACTTTCAGTAACCGAAGATACAACAATTAGTTTCACTACGCCTAGTAAATACAAAGTTATTTTACTAAACGATAATCAAACTCCAATGCAGTTTGTTATTGAATTACTAATAGCAATTTTTAACAAGTCTGCTGTAGAAGCAGAACAAGTTACTATGGAAGTGCATAATAACGGAAAAGGTATTGCTGGAATTTATTTTTACGAAATAGCAGAACAAAAAGTTCATGAAGCAACACTAGTGAGTCGTACTAACGGCTTCCCACTATCATTTAAAATAGAAGAAGAGTAAACAATGAGAATTGAAAACGAAATCCTTTTGGACTACAGCGATGTCTTGATCCGTCCAAAGCGTAGCACACTTGGCTCACGCAAAGAAGTAGACTTAAATAGAGAGTTTAATTTTGTAAACTATAAAAATGATTCAGAAAATATTCATTGCTATGGCATTCCTATTATGGGCAGTAACATGGACGGTGTTGGCACATTTGAACAAGCAGATACAATGGCAACAGGCGGATTGTTCACTTGTCTTGTAAAAACATATACATCCGATGAGTTAATTGCATATTTCGGAGAAAGTATTAATGATCGTACTTCTAATGTTGCAATGAGTATTGGTATTAAAGATTCTGACAGAAATAAATTTGATATAGTTTATAAAGAAGTTGGCGAACGGTTGAAATATGTTTGTATTGATGTAGCAAATGGCTATAGCGAACGTTTTGTAAATTATGTAAAACAATTCCGCACGGACTATCCAAATGTTGTAATCATTGCAGGTAATGTAGTTACTGCAGACCAAACACAGGAGTTAATCTTAAATGGCGCAGATATTGTTAAAGTTGGTATTGGTCCTGGCAGTGTTTGTACTACTCGTATCCAAACTGGTGTTGGTTATCCTCAGTTATCTGCTGTTATTGAATGCGCAGACGCCGCTCATGGTCTTGGCGGTCATATTATTGCTGACGGCGGCTGTACTTGTCCTGGTGATGTGGCTAAAGCATTTGCTGCTGGTGCTGACTTTGTAATGCTTGGCGGTATGCTTGCCGGACACGATGAAGGCGGCGGTGAAGTAATTAAGCAAACACATGAAACCGGCAGAGCAGTACAACCACCATATCCTCCGGAAATGCCAGAAGAAGAAATAAAAAAGATACAAGAACAAATCGAATCTGGCGAAATTGAGCCACCGATGCGTCCTGAGTTCGAAGAAAAAAAGTTTGTAAAGTTTTACGGTATGAGCAGCGATGCAGCAAATACTAAACATTTTGGCGGTCTAAAAGATTATCGCAGTAGTGAAGGACGTGAAGTACTTGTTCCGTATCGTGGGGCAGTTGCAGCAACAGTACAAAATATCTTAGGTGGTATTCGCAGTACTTGCACTTATGTTGGTGCACCTACATTGAAACAACTTAGTAAGTGTACAACATTTGTTCGTGTTAACAATCAATTCAATCGTGTATATGAGAGTACAACTACTAAAATGTAATAAATAGTTGTATGAGAGCAAGAGAATTATTTACAGCAGAAGGTCGTAATGACGGTGGAATTGAATATGAGTCTGCCGTACTAAAGGCTATGGCTGCAGCACAAGTGCCTGGACTAGAGTTTCAAGCAGATACTAGTGCAGGATTTAGTAGTCATGGCGAAGGCGACATTGAAGCAAGCTATAACGGTAATAAGTTTAATATAGAAGTTAAAGCAAGCATTAACGATCAAATGGGCGGCGGCAGTGTTGCGTTCGATGGTAACAATTGGCGTCCAAGTGCAAAGCTACAAGCAGGCACGGAACCCGATGATCTAGCTCTTATACTAAAAGCTGCAGAAGCAGCAGAGCCAGCACTATCAGCATACTTACAAGAACTTAATACAAAAGAGCCACAGGAGTTTCATGCACAAAACAAAGGTATTCCTTTTGTAGCAGAAGTGAATGCACGTGAAGATTTGAAAGCAAGTGGACATCATAAAGCACTCAATCAAATTGTTACACTTGACCAACGCTATATTGTTGGACTGTACAATAAAAAGAATGTTTTCTATATTCAAGTAGGCGGCGCTGGCTTGTTTGCATTGGGCAGCGATCCGCTAGGACTAGGTGTTCCTGCATTTGAAGGTAGTGTTAATGTTGAAATGCGTATTGGCTTTGCAGGTACAAAAGTAAAGATACCAGGCAGAGATGATACAACGGCAAGACGTGCAGAGTATCGTTGTATTGCACGTATGAAAACAAAAAGTAAATCTCCGTTTACATTAGACGATCCTGAAAGTATCCGTACATTATTCGATCAATAAATTAGCTATGCAATTTGTGCATATCGAGAATGCAAAAATCTTGAGTGATTTTCTCGGTTTTCTGTGTTAAATAAGTATGAAGAACAAAAGAAGTTCGATAATACACATATATATACATAGAAAGAGAAAAAAATGACACAAGCAATTATTGCAGCAAGCAATGCATTACACATCAGTGCAATACTAGACTTCTTCCGTGATCTAAAAAGAAGTTATGCTCATGCTAAAAGAGTTAAAGCAACAATAAAAGAACTGTCTAGATTAAGTGATCGTGAACTAAACGATATTGGTTTAGCACGTGGAGACATTTGGGCTATCGCACACGAAGATGCAGATTATAAAAGATTTGCAGAAACAAACAACAACTTAAAAGGATGGGTGTAATGAGTACACTAGTAATGAACACAATCGTAAATCCATTTAAAGGATTTGGCAGAGGTTTTTGGAACTTCTGTGAAGTAGCAGGTTATGCAAGAGCAGCATCAGAATTATCACGTCAAGGGTTACATAAAGAAGCAAAGGCTTGTATGATGCAAGTTGCAAAACTAAGACAAGCAAAATAATTTGCCACATAACAACAAACTAAAAAGAGACGCCCGGTCTAGGACGTCTTTTTTCTTGACAAAATACAATACGATAAATACACTTGTACACGGAGGTATTTGTTATGGATAATAGCGGACTAACACTAGACCCAACAGGCAACGAATTATACCGTCGTGAACTATTAGCATTAACTCAAGAAAATGAAATATTAAGAAAAAATGTACAAGAACTTCAAGAGCAATTGCAAAATAGTTATAAGCGAATAGGTGAATTAACAAAGTAATGGAATTAGCAGACAGATTTTTAGTTAGCATGCCAACATTGCGTGACGTCAGTTTCAATAAGACTGTAATTTATATGAACGAGTTTTCAATGAATGGCGCTAGCGGCTGGGTTGTTAATAGACAACTTGATAATCAAGTTAGTGAACGCTTACGTAAAGGAATGGGTTTACATAAAAATGTTCCTCTTTATTATGGCGGACCAGTAGAAGTAAATCATGCATACGTTTTACATACAAATGATTTTAAAATTCCAAGTACAGTACAATTAAATGATACATTAAGTGTTACTCGTGATAAAGCAATTATTAATGTTTTTAATTTAGGACAGTTTCCTGAATACTGGCGTATTATAATTGGCAACAGTCAATGGGGACCTGGACAGTTAGAAGATGAAATTGTTGGACTACATCGACAAGGACGTAGTAGTTGGACCAATTGTCCTTACAGTCACGATTTAATGTGGAACACTCAACCACCTAGGCAGTGGGACACTGCAATTCAAACTGCAGCAGAAAATTTAACAGAAAAATTCCTCAATTTTTAATACTATGTTAGCGTACAACTTTGTAACAGTTCTGTAAATAAAGTTACAATAACAATGTGAGGCTAACATGACACAAGAACAATGGAAGTTCGCAAACGAACTGCATTATGCAGTAAAAGGCCATCTAATCAATCCCAACTATGACGAAGAAACTGTATGGAGTATACACGACTCTTATCTGAAACGACTTTGGGGAAATCATGAACGGATGGTATATAGTAGAGAACACTTTGAGAAACTTTGGGAAGAAACTTATGGTAAGTAAAGCAATAGCAAGTCTAAGTAATGATGATTTAACATACTTAGAAAAACTACTTGGGCAAGAGTTTGCTCAACTTAACGAACGCAAACAACAATTTAAAACAAAAAACGGCTGGGTACCAAAGGACAACAGCCAAAAAGTATTAAGACTATTAAATGCAGTTCGTGCACAAAAACACTTGACAAATATACCCAAATGGTAGTATAAATAATCTGTAAGCGTTACAAAGCGTATTTGGACTCCGGGGCAGTACCGGACGCCTCCACCATAAACACTATGGGGGCGACATAGGTTTCGACAGGTAGGCAAGTTTACAAAACACAAATGCAAACGATAACTTTGCACCTTCTGGTTACGCTCTAGCAGCATAATTAAGGGGGCGGCCACTGCCTAGCAACAGAAGTGTGGCACTAAATACTAACGTTCAATAGAACATACACATAAACACACACAAGGAAAATACAATGAACGAACAAATGACAAAACAATTCGAGCAATTTGCTGACATGATGAAATCGGCAATGCCGACAGTAAAGCCAAATAAAAACGGCTACGAAATCCGCACTAAAGTATTAGAAATGGCACAAAATCAAATGTGGAATGACTATCATACAAAGTGGGGTCAGTTTGAAACTTCAATGAAAAAAGACGGCGATGAAATTGTAACTGAAGTTACAATGCCCGAAGTTCCTGGTGCAGAAAAAGTACTAGAAGCAGCAGAACTATTTTATAATTTCGTAAGCGGAAATAAAAAATAATTATCAAGTAACTGCTACGTTTTAACGCACGTCAAGACTGTTGATTTTCAGTTTTGACGTGCTATATATTATTATATACATAGACACACGGAGAACGATATGAATCAAACACCAAAGCCCATTGGTTGGGCAACAACTCTCATTACAATTAGAAAAGACTTAGGATTGATGTATTCAAGCGTTATGACTATTGAAAATTCGCCGCTACGCAAATTAGATCCACGTGTAGCACACATGGTATTTCAATGCCTGGCATTTGTATGGAGTGGTATTTTTGCTGCAATGCTAGGAAGTTATATAGCATTTGGTATTAGTGCTTCAATACACGTTTTATTTCTTGCAGGCGTGTTTATTACAGCAATGACAATGCGTGAAGCAGATAAGCGTCCACAAACATTTAATCGTATCGGTGGTTATAATGGTCGTGGCAACGGAGGGGAACATGAGTAATAAAACAAATTATTGTACAACAAAAGATCTAGGCAAAGCATTTGCTATCATTGCATTCTTTATGGTAGGCGTGCCTATTTTGTTAGCTGATCAAAAATACTGTAAGCAAAGTATTATTTTACCTTGCTTCCCATGGGCAGAGACTGAATGATGTACAATGTTTATAATAACAACACAGGCGAAACTGTTGCCATGGAGTTTGATAGCGAACAGCAAATGAAAGATTGGATAGCAGAAACTGGTTGGACTTGCTTAGGCGAGCAAACAACCTATTTGCCTACTAGGCACGAGCGTATGAAAAACAAAGAGGAGTTCGCCGGATGGGGAAGTTAAAAGAACTACTACGTGTAGAATTTCCTTGGGCTAAAGATTTGCCAGAGGTAACAGGCAGATGAGCAATCCAAAAGCACAAGCACAAAAAACAGCAGAAGAAACTTATGTAGGTTTTATGAACTGGACCAAATACACAGTTTATGGATCACTTGCTTTCTTTCTAGCAGTAGCCAGTTGTAACTTTGGCGTAGAAACTGGAGAAGGTAAAACAGGATCACAATATGATGGGAGTGTATATTCTCCATCAAATCTAAATGTAAAGGATAAAAAATGAAACTTAGACTAGCAGCACTAGGTGCATTACTTGCACTATCATTTGCATTGCCAACAGGAGTGTTGGCAGCAGATATGACAATTGATATGTTAAACAAACGTGACGATGGCGCTAAGATGGTGTATTCAGAGGACATTGCAACAATTGATGTCGGCGACACTATTACTTGGCTACCAACACAAAAAGGTCACAACGTTGAGTTTATCGCAGGCCCAGATGGTTGGGAAGCACCAAAGAAATCAAAATTATCAAAAGAATATTCCTACACATTTGATACACCAGGTGTTTATTTGTATCAGTGTACACCACACAAGTCAATGGGTATGATTGCCATTGTAGTTGTAGGTGATCTAACACAAGAAGGTGTAGATGCCATTCGTGATGCCAAGGTAAAGGGCAAGTCAAAAAAGAAACTTAAAGAGTTGTTGGCAGAACTACCATGACAGCATTAGCACAGAGAATTACCTCCGCAATTCCTGAATTCTGTATGAGTCACTGGCTCATACGGATACCCCTTATAATTGTATTTCTAACGCAAGGTATTAGCAAACTACCATTTACAGTAGAAGATGCTGAAGCAATGGACTTGCCAGCATTGGTTTGGTGGTTTGTTGTGTATGGCGAAATTGGTGCTGGAATTGGACTAGCAATTGGCGGACTTGTTATTGTCAAAGCATTAAAAGAACTACAAGATCTAATCACACGTTTCTCAGGTATTGTTATTTGTAGTATTATGACAGGTGTTATTTGGACACTGGAGCCAGAAAACTTATGGACCTTTATGATAGATGATCCATTCCACGTTATGTTGTGGGTCGGTGGTCTGTTTTTTGCACTGAGAGGTAATCGTACTTAATGTGGGTAACAAGGGATAAAGAAGGAGAACTTGTTTCGATGTCCCCGCTCGGAGCAGAAGCAATTCAAATAGCAGAAAAATATTTGACTAGAGATGAATTTATTATTCACGAGTCGTTAGATCAAATTGAACTGTTTGAGATTTATCGCAACTATTATAATAGGAAGTATAAATGATTTATGTTTATTTTGGAGCAGCATATGGAATACCTTTGCTAATGATGCTATTTGCATATGCAATGGAGCCAAAGCCTAAAAAAGGTAATAGTGGTGTAAGACTATGATAGAAATTATCGGAATATTTAAAGACCGCACTATTAAAAAAACATTTAATAATATATTAGATGCTATTGATTTTAGAGATGATCTTGATGCACAGTATGCTCGAGTGATTTGGAAAAAACTATGAAGTGGTTAATAGTTTTTTATATGTCAGTAGCAGGTCCGTTTGATATTCCGTATTTAGAATTTGAAACACGTAACGAATGCGTGGATTATGTAAACGATCCAGATAATGCTAGTAGACTTGCTATAGAAGTTATTGATGTAGCAGGATTTAATGATCAAATATTAGCAGTTGTATGTTTACCTGAAAATGAAGTGAGAGAAAACATAAATGAAACCGAATCGAACGTTTGAACTATCTGTACAAGATATTGAGATTATTGAAACTGCACTTAG